TATAAATATTTATATATAAATAATAATATGTATTATTATAATATTAAAATATGTTATCTATTGATATTTTAAATTCATTTAAAGAAAAAAATAGAACATTATTACCTGATTTCGCAAAATATATAAATAAACAAAAATATAATGATAGATCAAAATATCACAAAAAAAATCATAATTGGATAAAAAAAGATAATTTATTACCAAAAAATAATTGGTTTAAAAAAAATAAAGATAATGATGAAAAATTATATTCAAAATTTACTAGTATTTTAAACAAACTAACTGATAATAATTTAGTTTATTTACATGATAAATTAATAAATTTAGAAATAGAAAATAAAAATCATTTAGAAAAATTAATTAATTTAATATTTTATAAAGCAATGTCTGAACCTAAATTTAGTAAAATGTATGCTAATCTATGTTTAAAATTATCCACTTTTTATTTAATAGTAGATGACAATAAAATTTTTTTAAAAGAATTTTTAATAAATAAATGTCAACATATTTTTAATGAAACTTTACGAATTAGTAATGAATCAGAATTTGAACTAAATGATACATTTAAATTTAAAGAACAAATTGATGGTTCAATTATATTTATTGGTGAATTATATAATCATGATCTTTTAAATAATAAAATAATAAATCTATGTTTCAAACTTATTTTTAATAAATTAAATAATAATGGAAATAATAGTTTTTTAATTAAAAATATATGTATATTATTAAAAAAAGTTGGAAAAAAATTCTCTTATAATAATGAAAATATTGTAAAAATTATTAATAAAATTGATGAACTCAAAAATCATAAAGATATACAATTAAAAGAAAAATTTACAATAATGGATGTATTAGATTTAAAAATTAAAGAAAAATGGAAAATTAATTAATAAAATTGATTATTATTATACTTATTATTAAAACAATAAATATTATGCCTCAACACGATTATTATGCCTCAACGCGATGATTATGCAATGCTTTGTTATGGATTTTATAAAGAATTTAATAACGATGATAAAGCTCATCAATGGACAAATAAAATATTAAAATTTTTAAATGATAATATATGTAAAAATGAGGAATTTTGTGGTGATGATTGTTATGGAGCATGTTATATGTGGCAAGTTCAATTTACAACAGATCGTGAAGAAAGATGTAGGGTTTATATTTATATGAATAATACTGATTATTCAGTGGGATCTAGATGTGGTACTTTTAATACACAAATATCATTTGATCATTATATAGATCTACCTAAGTTTATATCTATTAATAAAAATAAATATATATGTAGTTGGCATCTAGTTATGTGGGGACCACATTTCCACCAACAACGACAAAAAAAGCAACGAAACAATAAATCTCAACTATCTGCAAAAGAAGTAGAAAAAAAGCTACCTGAGGAATCTGGGGTTCAAGACACTTCAGTTTACTTCCAAAACCGGCTCGAGAGCCTTAACACAATGAGGAAAAACCAAATAGACCCTTAAATCATGTCACCACTTGCAAAGTGCCATCGTAGTATTCCTGGACTTACGGAACGCTTCGAGCTATTTATTGCATGTAGGGAAGTGTGTAATGCTTATACTGAGTTAAATGACCCACTGGTTCAAAGAGAGAGATTCGAGGAGCAAGCGAAACAAAAAGCTCAGGGAGATGATGAAGCTCAACCTATTGATGAGGGATATTGTGTTTCTTTGGAGTATGGACTTCCTCCTACTGCTGGATGGGGAATGGGAATCGATCGTCTGACTATGCTTTTTACTGATACGATAAACATAAAAGAGGTCATTTTGTTTCCTGCGATGAAGCCAATTGAAGAAGATAGTACAATATGTTGATATAAGGTGCTTTATCAAGATTTAATTTAGGAGAAAGACACTTATTCATTTTATTATTGCAGGATTTAAAAAGCAACAATAAAATCCTGATATCTTTAAGTCCTCTCAAAAAAAAAAATTTAGTGTGAATAAAAAAATATATTTTATTTAATTATAAGCTATTTTCTATTTTTTTTATATATATAATTTAATGTAAAATTATTTTAATATTATTAGTTTTAATTAAACACATGTTGTGGAACATATTGTGCCATTTCCTTGATATATTCCATTATAATTATTTAAACAATCTAATTCATCTGTAATTAAACATGTATTTGTCGGTCCAATGTTAATATCATTTTCAAAACAACATGCACCTGTTAATAATTCATTTATACAGACAAAATTTTGATTAGGAAAACAATTATTATTAAATGGAATGCCATTTATACCAAAGCAATCAAATTCAGATAATATTGAGCAATTTCCATTATTTTGAGATCCAATAACACAACAAATAAAACATATAGATACATCAATACACGATGTATTATCCATAAGTACTCCCAAAGAATTTAGAGGACAAGTTTCATTGCTTAATTTATTAGCACAAAAATTAGGTTCAAGTTGAGAACAACATACTTTACTTAATATCAGATGTATTTTTAACCCCCATAATTTCTAAATGTTTTTTTGAATTTAAAATACAATTGAAAAAAAAAGATTAATTAATTTATTATAATATGGTTGTAATAAGTTTTCGTTGATATTATATAATTTATATATAGCGGTATTTTATGTGATTTAATTATTTATTCATTATATATTATAATAATGAATATTTTATTTAAAAATTATTTTTACAATCCATATGTTACATGTTTATTCATAATTATTAGTAATTTATCATACATTTTTAGACTAAATATTTACAAATATTTATTTAATTTTATGAATCAAATAGTAGATCAAAATTATATTTTATCTTCAAATATATTATTTGGATTCTTTTTCAAATTATTCATAGCACAACTTATATATAGTATAACTTATTATTTATTGGAAAAAACTATTATCTATAAAATTAATAAAATATTTAATAATCTTATAAAAAAAATTATGTATAACAATAAATTAGAATATTTTAATAATAATAATAATAAAATTAATAAATTATGGTTATACCTTAATAATGAAGAAACATATATGGGAAAAATGTTACTAGAACTACCAAAAATAATAACTTTTATCTCATATTATTTTTATATTATTAAAATATATTTTAACAATATTATTTTCTTATTATTGCCATTAAATTTACTAATAATATATTTCATTAATCCAATTACAAAACAACAACATAAATATCAGAATAAACAAATTAATTTAAATATTAAAATTAAAAATAAAATGCTTGAAACTATGAATAATATTGAATTTGTAAAATTAAATAATAAAGAATTAGAAGAATTTAATAACATTACTATTTTACACTCCAAATATCAAAATAATAAAAGAAAAGATAGAAAAAATACAACATACCTATCATTTGTATCAGAAACTGTAAGTGATATGATAATTCATTTCTTATGTATATTTGGAATACCATCTCTAATTAATAATAGTATAAAACCAATTGATCTTTTATTCATTGCTATACATACTGGTAATTTTTATTATAATATATTCCAATTAAAAGAAATATATAAATGGTATTACGAAGATTATTCAATAATAAATGGAATATTTAATGAATTTATTAATAATAAAGTTTTAATTAAAAAAAATACTATAAATAACGCTATTCAAAATAATCATTTAAATAAAAATAATATTATATTTGATAATTTAAAATTTTCTTATGACAATCACAATTACATACTAAAAAATTTATCATTTATATTTGAATTAAATAAAATTAATATATTAATTGGTCCAAATGGTTCTGGGAAAAGAACTATTATAAAATTATTACTGAGATTATACGAACTAGAAAATGGTAATATATTTTATAAAGGAAAAAATATATGTATGATACCAACCAATAACATTAGAAAAAAAATTACATTTGTTCAAAGAGAACCAATTATATTAAATGATACTATATTAAATAATATTATATATGGTAATGAATCGATAAATAAAAATAAACTTATGCAAATGTGTGATTTATTGGAATTAAAAAAATGGTTAATTGAAAATCAAAATAAAATAACAGGATTTAATGGCACAAATTTAATTGGTAGTGATAGAAAAAAAATTCAATTGATTAATGCAATATCTAAAGACTCTAAAATTATTATATTTGATGAACCTAGTAATTCTCTTGATATTAATGCAATGCAATGGTTTATTGATTTTATTAAAAAATTAAAAGATATTTATTCAAAGACTATTATAATTATCACACATGATAAACGTCTTATTGAATTAGGTGATCATATTGTTAATATTGGAATGATAAAAAATTGAAATATTATTTATTTATTATTATTATTTAAATAATAATCTATATACACTAATAATATCTTATAGATAAGATAAATGGGTGTTAAAAAACTTGGTAATTTAATCAAAAATAAAGCTCCTAATTGTATGACAAATCATAGTCTAGCAGACTTTGATAATACAATACAAGCATTTGACGCTTCAATACAAATATATAAATTTGTAATTGCAATACGTAATAATAATAAAGGTAAAGATATTTTAACAAAATATGGAAAATTAAAAAGTCATATATTTGGTACTTGGCATAAAATATTAACTTTGATGGATCATAATATATTATCAGTATGGATATTTGATGGACCACCACCAAAAATAAAAAAATGCACATTAAATGACAGGAAAAAAATCAAAAATAATGCTAAAACAAAATTATTTAATAAAGAATATAATAATGAAAAAGAAAAAACTAGATTAATGAAAAAAAGTTTTATTATTAATAATAATCATATTAAAGATGTTCAAAAATTATTAAATCTTATTGGAATTCCTTATATACAAGCAATTGGTGAAGCTGAAGCACAATGTGCTGCTTTAAATAAGGCAAATAAAATATATGGGGTAGTTACTGAAGATTGGGATGCCTTACCATTTGGTAGTAAAATAATGTTAAAAAATTTTACAAATAAAAAACAAATTAAAAAAATAGATCTTCATATATTATTAAAAGAATTAGATTTAACACATTCTCAATTTATAGATATATGTATTTTATTAGGTACTGATTACAGTAAATCTATTAAGGGATTAAGTCCTGTTGAATTATATGAAAAATATAAAAAAGCTGGTAATATTGAAAATCTTTTAAATATATTACGTAAAAATAATTATAATATACCAGATAATTATGAAAATAATTGGATGAAAGTTAAAAAATATTATTCACAAGTTAAAGTATTAGATCCATATGATCCTAAAATTAATTTAAAATGGAGAAAACCAGATTGTAAAAATTTATTAAAATTTTTATGTAATGAATATGATTTTAATAGAATAAAAACTAAAGAAAAAATAGATAAATTATTATTGTTACATAAACAATATCTATTAAATAATATTATTAATCATAATATTTTTACAAAATTACTTAATAATAATAATGTTATTTTAAATTTGAATACTAAATTTATGATTGATACTTATAGGCATAATTTATTAGAACATGCTACTAATCTTCCTGAAGATGTATATAATTAATTTAGGAACTATATTTAATAAAATAGTTAGTATTGTCTAATAATTTAAATTTTATATATATTGTATAATATTTTAATTGTATAGTAAAATTTACCAATTATTTATAAAAAAAATTGAGTTTTTATTTATTAAGAAATATAATTATATTATTTAATAAAACAATGCAACAAGATAAATCTTATTATGAAATTTTAGGAGTAACAAAGGATGCAACAGCAGAACAAATTAAAAGACAATTTAAAAAAACGGCATTAAAATGTCATCCTGATAAGTTACCAGAAAATAAAAAACAATGGGGAGAACAAAAAATAAAAGAAATAAATGAAGCATATGCAGTATTAAGTGATCCTAAAAAAAGAGAAATATATGATAAATATGGAAAAAAAGGATTAGAAACAAATGGAGGAATTCCAAATATGCACGACTTTATTAATAAAATGTTTAAAAAGAAGAAAAAAATAGTACAATCTATACAAGTAAGTGAAGAAATTACATTAGAAGAAGTATTTTCTGGAAAACATGTTAAAAAACAAATATTTCGATTCGATTTATGTAATGATTGTAATGCAACTGGGTTTGCAGATAAAAATAATCATATTTGTGATAAATGTAATGGTCATGGTTATAATGAAAGATTAGTTCAAATTGGTCCAGGATTTCTACAACAAATTCGAGAAAAATGTCATGCCTGTAATGCTAATGGTATTCAATCTGGTGGAAAAATATGTACTACTTGTAATGGAAAAAAAGCAATTAAGAATAAATTTATTATTGAATTTGATATTCCAATTGGAATTAAACATGAAGAAATTATAACTATAAAAAATGTTGGCCATGAAATTCCACAAAATCAGTATGAAAAATACAATAGAGGTTCTGTTGAAATTATTATTATTGAAAAAGAACACAAATTATTCAAAAGAGGAACAATTATGAATAATAAAATGGATATCACAAATATAAATATGGTTATAGAAATTAGTTTAGTTGAAGCATTATGTGGATTTAAAAGATCATTCAAACATCTTGATGGTACAAATTTAGTAATTATTGAAGAAGATATTATAAAAAATAGTACTATCAAATATATTCCGGG